ACGCTGCGGCATTTGTTCGTGTTGCTGGTCGGGCTCGGCATGCGGGAATCATCCGGGCAATACTGCGAGGGCCGCGACACCACGGCGGCCAACGTCACCGCCGACACCGCCGAAGCGGGGCTGTTCCAGATGTCTTGGAACATGCGAACCGCGCATCCGTACATTCCGGAATTGCTCGAGTATTATTTGGACGACCCCAACGGCTTCCTGCCGACGTTCCGCGACGGCGTCACGCCCAACGCTGCCGATCTGCAAGTTTACGGCAGCGGCGCGGGCGCAACCTATCAATGGCTGGCGAAATACTGTCCGGCATTCGCGGTGATGACGGCGGCAATCGGCCTGCGCACGCGGCGGTCGCATTGGGGGCCGGTCAACCGGCGCGAGGTCACGCTGTCGTCGACCGTCAACGATCTTTTGTTGGCGGTACAAGGAATCATTTCCCAAGTTCCGGAACTGATCGAACCGGTCGAACCGCCGCCGGTTGCGAAAATTGCAACGGTCGACATCGTCACGACCGGCGACGTTCGGGTGACGGTCAACGGTGTGGTGGTGGTCTGATGGGTCTAGCAGAGGAAGGCGGCAAGGTCGCAACCGGATTCGTGACGGCGCTCGGCAGTCAACCGGTCTTGCTAGTGCAGGCTGCCATCATCGCGGGCGTGGTGTTCATCCTGTATGCGCAAGGGTCAAAATCGTTCATCGAACGAGAAAAGTTGCTGCAATCCATATTCGAGTCACAGCAGAACGTGCGCGAGATTCTTTCCAAATGCATCGTGCCGCAGGATCGCCGCACGATGTTGACGCTGCCGCCGATCACGCCGCTGCCGACGGAATGAAACCGCTGCCGCGTGTTCTCGCTGACGGGCTCGACGCTGCCGTGCAGGCGCATTTTGTCAAGCTGTTCTCGGTGCTGATGACGACGCCGGAAGATGCCGCCGCCTATAACCGATTCAATCGCGGCTTGAACAATCTGGTCACGGCCTACGATGTCATCGCGCCTATGCTGGAAAAGCTCGAACGGGAGTACGAGGCATGAACATCATTTGGCTGGCAATGAAACTGCTCAAACATCGCGACATCCTCGACCGCGTCAAGGATGCGATGCCGGGCGAACCCGATACGCCGGGATACGTTCCCGCATTCCCGGTCGGTAGCGTCGAATGGCTGCAAGATTCACTGAACCTACTCGACCACGCCGAACTAGAAGTCGACGGGGTCTATGGTGAACAGACCCGTGCGGCGGTCGAGCAATATCAAACCGACGAGGGGCTGAAAATCGACGGATGGGCCGGACCGGAAACTATCGCCCGGCTGGTCGAGCAATTGTCGGCGATGTGAGTGCGCGGCGGGCGATCTCGCGCATTTTGATGATGACCTCTGCATCCGTGTCGGGTTCGCGGGCAAGGCTTGGCGGCGGGTCTTTCGTCAGGCTTTGCAGCGCCGCCCGCAGCCGCTCGATCTCGGCCAGGAGCTTGTCCCGGTCAGGTACTTTGAGCCGCAGCCGCTCGATCTCGGCACACGCCTCACGATAATCTCGCCGCCATTGTTCATGGGCGCGTTGCAGCCGCTCGATCTCGTCGGCGGCCTCTGCCATGAGAAACGGGCCTTCCTCAAAGTTACCGGGCTCGCGCAGCCGCTCGACAAGGTCGGTCATGGCTTGGGGCGGCTTGCCGAATTCATAAAACTGAATCCATTGCAGGTTCGTCATCACCCGGCATCCCCGTCGACGAGTGGGTGATCTTCCCGCCGACGGGGTACGCGCCACGCTACTTTACCAACCGCAAATGCCGACCGCCCCGCGCGGCCGGTTCGATATCGGGGACCGCTGGCGTTTTTAAGGCCGCCTCGTCGACCGCCCGATAAAGCCAAAACCGCTGACCTTTAACCAGCACGCCGATCCGCCACACCACGCAAAGCCACGCGCGGGTGACGGGTTCGGCGTGTTTGCTATCCAATTGCGGTTCGAGCGAAACCGGTCGCCAAGCGAACCACAAGCGCCACTCGCCATGACGGGCAAGCCATCGGCCGGTTAGGGTTGTCCAGATCATTTGCCGATGAAACTCTCGGCGTCGGCGACGAGCTTGCGCTCGGCCTGCAACACGGTCGCCACTAGCTTGCGGTGATCCGACAGCAAGCGGTCGGCGTATTCGTTGCATGCTTGGGAAATATATTGCCCGTGCTCGAGCGCGTGCTTGCCAAGCGCGCGGTATTGCTCGGCTAATGCCTCATTAAAGCCGGTGATGCTGTCGTCGGCTGCTGCATCACGACGCGCTGGCGGTTTGCCGCCGGTAATGGCGCGCTCGATTCCTGCCAGTACTTCATGGTCGCCTGTTTGTCCGTTGCTTGCCATTTGAATCTCCTATGTTGAATTCCGTTTTTGTAGATATTCCCGCAATCCTTGCTCGCCTTTTTTGCGGTCGCGCGCATATTTCGCGCCTTGCTTTCTTTCGGCATCGGTCAACAGTGATTCCAATTGTACGGCGGCGAGCATCAACAGGTATTTTTCGATAGGCTGGCTGTGAAGCCAATCGGAAAACCGTTGCTTGCTTTTTTTTCGGTCGTAATCCATTGGCACAGCAAGGCGCAACATTCCCCATGTTGTCGCTATGATTTCGCGCGGATTGATCGGCTCCCAAATGTTCATTCCGGTGCCTGTGCGTCATCCATCAGTTTGCGCAATTCTTTGCCGATGGCGGCAATGCGGGCTTTCTCCGCAACGGTGCGGTGCTTGTAGAATTCCTCAAACACGGCCTCGCCGCGCATGGCGGCTTCTTTTGCCATCGCCTCTAACAGAAGGGCCGCCCCGACTTCGCGCGGCGAATCGGAAGTCGGGGCGGCATCTGTGGCGTCAGGGGGTTGAGCAACAACGCCGTCAGATTCGGTAATTTCTCCCGTATCGGGATCATGTTCGACTAGTCGAACGCCGGAAATGGTTTCGACTTCCGTTTCGCCATCAAGCCAACCTAGGCCGCAAATGCTCAACGTGGCGCGGCGCTTTGCCTTGGTGACGGCTTTCATGACGGCGTTGGCACGCGCATCGCCTTTCAGAATTGACGGAAACGGCACCGAACCGAAATCCTCGTCGAACCGTCCGTCGGGCGTGGTCGCCTTGACGTGAACCGTCAGAATGTCGTCGACGACGTGACGTGAAACGACTTCGACCCTCACATTGTTAATTTTGCGCAATTGGTCGGTACATGTCCGCGTTGCGTACAGCGTGAGTTTCCCGTTAAGCATGATATAGGCGAACGGCTGCGTGAGCGGATTGATCCCCAACGATTTGCAGACTGCGTTGTAGTAGCGCACGCGTTCGTCCGGCGATAACTTCGCTAGGTCGCCCTTGGCGATAACGGATTCCATCACGTCGCCGGTCGGCGCGGATTTTGCGGGTAGGTTCATCGGCCCATATCCTGGTGTGAGTTGTCCCATTCGACGTCGCTGATCGTGCTGCGTTGTTCTCTGCGTTCGAGCACAGCCATTCGCCGGTCGACCAATCTATTCCAGTATCGTTGATTGATGACCGGCGGCGTCAGCCATTGCGCCATCAGTTGCCGCCACAGCTCGGCGGCCTCGTCGTGCCGTTGGTGGCGCATGGCGTCGGCCCATGCGCTCATTAGGCGGCGATCAATCACAGCATGACCAACGCGATTGACGTCACGACGATAGCGCTTGCGAGCGCGGCGCAGACGATAGCGGCGGCGGCCTCGATGTATTGGACCGCCCCGGTCATCGGGGTGACTGACATTTGACCGGAGCGGTCCGCCCCCATGTCATCAGGCTCGGATAACGTGGGGGTTTTCATTGGCGGGGTCTCCCTTGGTGCAAATCAGCGGCGTTGATTTCTATTGGAGACAGTGTTATACACATCGCAATGGCTATGTCAAACACAATTAAACGGCGTCGACCGGGACCGCCCATCACAACCGGCAAAAGCCCGATTGTAGGGGTTCGTTTTCCCAAGCCGGAACTGGCGCAACTGGATCGCTTGGCCAAGGCCAAGGGCTGCACGCGCTCGACCGCCATCCGCGAACTAGTCCGCATCTACTGCCGCGAAGCCGCTGAATAACCATTAGCCGAAGGGGCTCGGCGTGACTGCGACCGGCACCCGGTACGACTCGCCCATTGTCACCGACCGCAACGCCACCAATGCCGGGCTCGCCACGATGGTGCCGCGCGCGGACTTCGACCGTTTCCAAGCCATTGCCAAGGCTCGCGGCATCACCAAGGGCGCGTTGCTGCGCGAGGTGGTGCGTGCGTTCGTCGAGCGGGAGTCGACATGAACTTCGACGGACTCGAGCGCGGGCACTATCGCGCGATCCTCGCCGATCCGCCGTGGCGGTTTCGGACGTGGGATAAATCCGAAGTACTCGCCAAAGTGAAAGGGGCCAACGTCGGAAATGGGCTTGCGGCGCATCATTACCGCACGCTGCCGGTCGATGAATTGTGTGCGCTGCCGGTCGGCGAACTGGCGGCCACTGACTGCAGTCTGTTCTTGTGGGTGACTTGGCCAAATTTGCTCGACGGCCTTGCCGTGCTCAAAGCGTGGGGCTTCACGTTCAAAACGGCGGCATTCGTTTGGGCCAAGGCGCACGCCGGGCAACTCGAACTGTTCGAACAATCAATTCCCGACCAGATGGGCCTTGGCTATTGGACGCGCGCCAATACCGAACCGTGCTTGTTGGCCACGCGCGGCAAGCCGAAGCGCATCAACGCCGACGTGCGCCAAGCCATCATCGAACCAAGGCGCGAGCACTCGCGCAAGCCCGATTGCGTTCACGGTCGCATCGAGCGGCTAGTGGCCGGGCCATACCTCGAACTTTTTGCCCGTCAGCGTCGGCCCGGATGGGACGTATGGGGCAACGAGGTCGACAAGTTCAAGACGGCCGACAACTACAACGGCCCGGACGATTTTTCCAAATCCATTGATCTGGCCTACGCGACCATTCGCGAACGGCAGGCGGCAGGCGGCAAGGGATGGGAACCACCATGAACGGCGATGTAACATTGACACCGCGCGAGATAGCGATGGCGGCGCATGTTGGGGTGATGCGCAACATCACGGCGTTGAGTGCAAAGTTGATTCCTGCAAACGGGTTCAACAAGGAACACGCATGGAATGAACATATCGAGGGGGCATGCGGGGAGGTTGCATTTGCCAAGCTGGTAAATCGGTATTGGATGCCGTCGGTCAACACATTTCGCGCGGCTGATATTGGTCTCGACATTCAGGTTCGCACGCGCTCGCGCCACGACTACGAACTTATTGTTAGGCCAAGTGACAATCCAGAGCATGTATTTGTGCTGGTCACCGGTCGTTCTCCGAATTTCAGCGTTCGCGGGTATGTGTTTGGCCGCGAAGCCCGGCGCGACGAATGGTTTCGCGACCACGGCGGTCGACCGCCAGCGTGGTTCATTCCGCATGATGAACTGCGCCCGTGGGAAGATTTGAGGATGCATTGTGAGTTGCCGCAACAGCACGACGAAATGCCGTTCCGACGCGAGCTCGAGGTCGGCGGATGAAATGGTACAAGCACGACCCGAATGCGGCGCTGGCGGGCATGATTGGCCTCACCGTCGAGGAACGTGGTGCCTACTACACGCTGATTGATCTGCTGTACGCGCGCGACGGCGAGGGGGTCAGGGACGACCTTGTGTGCAGCGCACTAGGCTGTCACGGGCGGACTTGGAACGCGCTCAAAAAGCAACTTATCCACAAGCGCAAAATATGGGTCCGGGAGGACGGATCGTTGATGGCCAAAAGGGTTGAAAACTCGCTGAAAGAGTCGCGAAACTTCATTGAAAAGCAAACGAAACGCGCGCGAAAAAGATGGCACCCTGAGGAAAATCAAGACCTTACAGATGCCATTGCCCGCAATGCCTCCACAACCACAACCACATATACTACTTCTTTCTTTCCTACTGCCGCGCGCGAGCCTGCGGCACCAAAAAAAGAGGTCATCCGAAGTAGCAAGGCAAGCGACACTCTCGCCCACATCGTGAGGGCAAAGGGATGGGTCGAAAATGACTGATCCCGACTATTTCCCCAAAAAGGCCGACCCGCTGCAAGCCGAGAACGCCAAGCGATACCCGCCACGGCACCGGGCACCGCCCATTCCGTCGGGCGAGGATTTCGCCACGCTTACCGCCAAGCACGGCCGCCCGGTCGGGGTGTTCGAACACGACCGCCAGCACGTCTACGAGGGCGGCAAATGAACCTCGTGCACTCCCTCGCCCCTTGGTTCCTGGCGCGCTATCAGCCCGGACTCGAGCGCACAGCACGCGAAAACCTCTGCCGTGTCGGCTACGAAAACTGGTATCCAACCCTCGTCGACATCCGCCCACGACCGCTCAAGACCATCCCACCGAAAGCCCGACACCTCGCCCCGTGGTTCGTGCGCAAGGTCCGGCGACCACGCTTCCCCGGCTACATCCTCATTCGGCCGCTGCCGTGGTGCCGCTACGACGTCAACCGATTGTTCGATCTGACCGGCTGCGGCGGCATCATCGCCATCGACGGCCTACCGGTGAAAATTCAGGATTTTGACATCGAGCTTATGCGCCTTGCCGAAGCGCGCGGGCAGTTCGACACCTGGACCGGTCGAGGCTCCGGCGGCAAATACCGGGTTACCGGCACGGTCGACGACAGCCACAAGGAATGGGTCGAACAGGGCCAAAAATTTCTAAATGTTGACGAATCCCGCAAGTTTGCGCTACTGGTCGACGCATTCGGCCGGTTTGCAACCGTGATTGCCACGGTGGAGGAACCCGAAATTCAACCGGTTTCGCATCGCATCTAACGGATGCCAATGCGTAAGCTATGCCCGCCCTAGGCGGGTTTTTTGTTGTCTAAGGTTGGGAATCCGCTTTTCTCTGGACTCGCCCTCCTTGGGAGCGAATTCCTACAGGCGACACGTCCACGTACTACTTCGGCCCGGTAGTGGCCTATCGGGCCGATTTCTCCCATCCGTGCTAGATTGCAATTGGCGGAGGATTTCAGCGGTGCTGATAACGTGGTTAGGCGAAGCCGGGTTGATCACCGTGCTTAGTTGTGAAACCGCCCTCCGCTGCTAACCCATGCCCACACGACCCCCTGTCCACAACGCACACAATCGGCGTTTGGATTACGAGCAGCACAGGGGCAGCGCACGACAGCGTGGGTACACCAAGGCATGGGACAAGCTCGCCCTAGCGTACAGGCGGCAGCACCCCCTATGCGTGGGTTGCTTGGCAGTAGGTCGCACCACACTAGCGCAGTGCGTAGACCACGTACTACCACACCGTGGGAATCTAGCCCTTATGTGGGATAACACGAATCTACAGGCGCTATGCATGTGGCACCATGATGTAGTGAAACAGATACTCGAATCACTACACGCACATGGTCGCATTGATGATGGTGAATTGAGAATGAATAGTAAAACTGCAATGCAATTGACGCGGAACAAAATACGTTGAGATTTGACGCGAAACACACCGGGGGGGATGTGTTTTTATTCAAATCGCCACGTTTGGGGGACCGGCCCCTAAGTTTCCAGTCAATCCTGCACTTCCAAACGGGAATTTGGTCCTATGGGTCGCGGCCACAAGCAACACAGCGACGAGGTGAAAGCGTTGCGGGGAAATCCCGGTCAGCGGCGGTTGCAATTGCAGCAACCGGAGACTGTTGCGGTTCCGGTCGGCATTTCGCAGATTTCGGTTTTAGATACTGCGCCGATTCCGGCGTTCTTGGACCGCCCGGAGGAGCAAGTAGCGTTTCGCACCATCGTTGAGGATTATTTGCAGCGTCGTGTTGCGCGTGCTGGCGATCTTGCTGCGTATGGCCGCTGGTCGGTCTATTTGCAGATGTTCATTGAGGTCAAGCGAAAGGTGATTGCCGAACAGGCGCACGTTGCTACGGAGTCAAAATCGCCGTTGATGCGGGTGATGAAAGACTTGGAGGAAATGTTGCGGGCGTTGGAGGATCGGTTAGGGCTCAATCCGATGGCGAGACAGCAGATCATCCGGCAGTTAGCGGCGGCGGCACCGACGAAATTAGCCGACGATGTGCAGCCCGCCGACACGAAACGCAAATCGAAAACGCAGAAGGCCGCCGACGCCGTTCCGGAAATGCCGCTCGCGTTCCTCGCCGCTGTGAAGTGATAGCATGGTTTCCAAGTACGTCTTTGACAAGAGCACTGCGGATAAGGCGTGCGAATTCTTTCCGAAGTTCTTGCGGTTTGTCGAGGGCGAGTGGGCGGGCAAGCCGTTCGAGCTGTCGCCGTGGGAGAAAGAACACACGCGGCAGATTTTTGGTTGGAAGCGGCGCAAGGATGGTCGGCGGCGTTACCGGTTCGTGCGGGGCTGGATTCCGCGCAAAAACGCCAAGAGCACATGGGCGGCGGGCATCGGGCATCTGCTGACGCTCGGCGACGGTGAACCGGGCGCGCAAGTTTACTCGCACGCGCTCGACAAGCCGCAAGCGTCGGTCGTGTTCGACATTGCCTCGAGGATGGTGTCGCTGTCGCCGGAACTGTCGAACTTTTACGAGATCACCAAGCAGTCGTTGTTTTGCCCGGCGAACATGGGAGTCTTTCGGGCACTGTCGGGCGAGGCATACGGCAAGCACGGGCTATCGCCACACTGCAACATCGGCGACGAGGCGCACGCGTGGCGTAACGGCTTGCTGCACACGTTTCTGATTCAGGGGATGGGCGCGCGGCGGCAACCGCTCGACCTGACGATCAGCACCGCAGGCGAAATCAAGACCTACGGGTTCGACCTGTACCAGACCAGCAAGGCGTTGCTGGCCAAGCCCGACCTTGATCCCGAAACGTACGTTTTCATTTACGAGGCTGACGACGAGGACGATTGGACCGACCCGGACATTTGGCGCAAGGCAAACCCGAACATTGACATATCGGTGAAGCGCGAATTCCTGGCGGCGGAATGCAAGCGCGCGCAACAGTCGGCCCGGATGGAAAACGACTTCAAGCGCTATCACCTGAACCTGTGGACGGAGCAGGCGCGGCGTTGGTTCCCGATGCATCGTTGGCGCGAGAACACCGACGCACCGGACAACGCCAATCTGTGGAAGGAATTGCCCGACAGGTTTCGGCAGACGGGTCGACCGGCATTCTGCGGGCTTGATCTTGGCAACACAGCGGACATCACGGCGGCGGTTTGGGTATTCCCGCCGGACACACCGGACGGACGCGTTACGCTGGTGCCGCGTTTCTGGTGCCCGTCGGATGTCGTGACCGAACGCGATTCACCGCGCACGCCGTACAAGTCTTGGGTTGCGAGCGGCGCGTTGCAAACGACGGTCGGTAACGTCACCGATTACGATTTCATCGAAGCGCAGGTGATCGAGGACTCGATTGCGTTTAGCTGCAAGGGCCTCGCCTACGATCCCTGGAACGCCACGCAAGTAGCGATCCATCTGCAAGCGGAAGGATTGCCTTGTGTCGAATTCCGTCAGGGCTATCGGTCGATGGCCGCGCCGTCGAAAGAGATCGAACGCCTATTCATGGCTGGCGGCTTGGAGCATGGCAATAATCCGGTCATGGAGTGGATGTTTCAGAATGCCACTTATCGCAAAGACCCGGCGGGCAACATCAAGCCCGACAAGGAACGGGCGAATGAGAAAATCGACGGCGTGGTGGCGACCGTGATGGGGCTTGGGCTGATGAACGGGC